TTTAGCAGCCCCTGGTATGCTCTTTTTACTTTTGGTGTGTAGCCAAAGTCATTAATCACATTTTCATAATCCTGTCTTGAATTAAACACTTTTGGAAAACCTCTCATGTTATCTAACCTCCATTGCTAATGAGCCGTCAATCATTTTAAATTCGTAAATATCCCCTGTTGTTTCGTCTATTAAGTTGTTTTCTGGGTTTGAGCCCTCAGGGCCAGCTTTTACAAGCCCGTACTCTACTTTTTGAATTGTTCCATCTATTACTGCATCAAATAGAACTATAGTTGTCTCATCATTAGTTGAGCTGTAATTAGCTGATTCTACAGCAGAATATACTGAACTAGAATCTAATGTCGCTTTTATTTTTCTATTGGTGACAAATACATCCGTGTAATCTCCGGGCACTGTAAAAGTTTCAGCGCTTACATATGTTACAGTTAACGCGCTGTCAATCCATTCGGTCATATTTTCAGCAAGGTCAGACTTGATAGTTCCGTCCTCATTCATAGCTACTTCCAACCGCTCCCAGAGGGTTTCTTTTGAACCCCTGGCAACTCTTAAGTCTTTTATATACGGATTATACTCATTTGCTAATATCCAGCTTGAGCCGTTCCAAAATTTTAATTTAGCGTCAGTCCAGCCCGATGAAATATCTAACCATGGTTGGCCTTGAGTAGGAGACCCAGGAGAACTTGCTCCTGCCCATTGGCTTATTATTGTTTCAAAGTTTTCATGGAGATATTCGGCCAGTTTGGGGCCGTTAGAGTCTCCCATATCTGCTAACGATTTATGATATTCTTGAGTCATCTGATCACTCCTTTAATATCCTTCTATTATTAATTCTTCTATTGTCCCTCCGACATCATTGTTGTTAATATCTAATATTTTTACATCTACACTTGTTTTACTTTTATTTGTAAAGTTAGCATATTTCATTGTTGACCCATTCTGAACAATATCAGCGGAATATCTAACCGGAACTTTATAAAATTCTATCCCATAATCAGAATAATTTATTGTTTTCCCACCTGTATCAACTGAAATATATCTTTCTACAAGTTCTAAATCAGGAACATCAAATATCATTTCAAGTTGCTCAATTTCAAATTCTGTGCTTTCAGTTTCTATATTAATTTCAGCCTTAAATTGCGCGTATCTGAACTTATATTCGCCTGTCATATACTGCTGCCAGTCAGACCAGTCTATGTTATCATCAGAAAATTTTACATAAATTTGAGTATCATATATTGCAGGTGGATTATTCATACTGTTATTTGGGAAATCATTTAGATTTCTATCATTGAAACTAAGTAAACTTAAATCTAAATCTTGAAAAAACCAATCTTTTTTAATCCTTATATCAGTTCTGCCTACATGACCTGTGTCTATAGCTTCTGTAATGTAATTTGCCTGTTTCTCAAAATCTGGAATTCCGTTTGAATAAGCTTCCAAATCAGGCCAATCGTTAAGAGTATAATTTTGCAAATCATTAAGAGTAAACATATGATTAAACATAATTTTATTATTTATTTTGCTTAAATTTTCAAGTGTAGCATTGTCTATATAATTAAGTTCATTTCTTTCCTGTATTATATTGAGTTCGAGGCCTGTATCTGAAACCTCAAAAATAGTAGAAGTATAATTTACTGATTTTTGCTTAACTCTATCAATAGACTTGATCATGTATCTGTGAGTGCCATCTAGTTCATTTTCTGATGTCCATCTATCCCCAGTTAGTTTGGTCCCGAGAATATCTCCGTTTTCCCAGTCGGTTCCTTTTCTAATTTCATAACCTAATATGTCTGGTTCATCAACTTCAGACCATTTAAAAATAACTTTTGCTCCTTTTTGAGCTACTTGCAGAGTATTGGGCGCTGCAGGTTTATTATCTTTCCCAGAAATAACTATTGAGTTTGAAACCACTCCCGCACTTGTTATCCCTCTATATTTTGACACTGATCTAACTCTAATTTTATAATTGGAATTAACTTTAAGATTCTTAATTTCATAATCATCAGTTTCGGTTGTTCCAGCTATTTGATAATTTCCTCCATCTTCTGAATAATCAACAACTGCATGGTCAAATCTTTCATCGTCAGGAATATCAAATTCAACAACTAGATTAGAATTAAGATTTCCATCTATAGTTGTATATCCATATTCAGTAACAGATAAATTGTTAACTTCTTTTGGCGCTTCAAAAGGATTTTTAAATGTAGATGCATAATTTTCCTGCTGGACTAAACCATCGTCAGTATATATTGCTTCATTATATTCAATAGCAGTAATAGACATATTTTCTTCATTGTCTTCTGATATTTCTGTTATACGAAAAGGTTTGTCTACCCACCCAGGCCTTTCATGAGTAACTAATATTTTATCTCCTACTTCTGCTTCAATTGAGTTTATACCAGCACCAAAGCTAATTATTTGAGTGCATAACTTTGATTTTTTCTGATAATATCTTGCTTCTCTACCCGCTTGAGAAAATCTATTAACACCATTCAGGGTTATAGTTTTCATAGCTTCACCAGACACGCTGTTATCTATGAATCTAGCTCCAATAGTTTCAAAGTTTTCAGCTGGGTCCGTATATTCAACTACAACTTCTCTTAATCTTTCTTTCCTGGAAGAACCTCGCCTTCCAAAGCTTCCTTCGATAATATTATCTGTTTCTTCATCATCAGAAAATATAAAACTTTGAGTTGCTACATCTGGTTTATCAATCTTTAATTTTAATTTTCCATCGGACCAGATAAGAAATGCTCTAAAAGTAGAAAGCATCTCATTAAGAATATCCAATGCTGAACTTTTAGCATCAATAACAAAATCTAACTCAAAGCGCTTTTCCCCGTCCACATATTGATCAGCATATTCTGCAGCCTCTTTGAAAGTTTCTAAATCTATAAAAGCATCAGCGACACCAAAACCAAATCTTTTGTTACTTATAAAATCTAAAACACACCAGGCAGGGTTATTACTGTATTTTGTTATCCATCGGCTGCCGGTCCAAACTCTTACATGCCGCCCTTTTACAATCGCGGTCATAGTTGGAGTGCCTGATGTCTCTAGTTTTTCAGCATCTAAAGTTGTTGAGTAATGGGCAAGATAAGGAAATGTTTGAGAATGCTCGTTTTTCGACCATGAAGATTGGTTTCTATATCCTAATCTAGTTTCTGCACTAATAGATTTATCATCGGCTTTGATTTCTGAAATTGATTCAATCGGGCCTTCCGAAATTCCAACTTGCAGATCCATTAAATTATCATTTTCGCCGCGAATCTTTTGGTTAATTATGTTTCCTGCTACAAGATTCCGGCCATAAACTACCGGGACTGGTATCTGATGAGACTTAGTATTACTAATCGGGCCAAATGAATATGTTGGAGAATTTTTTGATTGATTCATGCTTTCTTGAAATTCTTTGGCTTCTTTATAGTTGTCATAAGAATTACCTACACTAAATCCAATCATTGCTCCGGCTGCTACTGTAACACTTGCCGCTGTACTAGCTGCTGCAGCTCCTGCTGCTAATCCAACTAATGCTCCTACTCCCATTTCCTCACCTCACTCTCCATATACTATGCAATTTTTTTCTCCACTTTGAAAATTTACTTATTCTTGCTTTCGAATTATCAAATATGTGTATAAATCTATAATTGTCAATCAAAATACCTGCATGTCTTGGCATTCCTCCGACTTCAAAAACAACAACATCTAAGGGCTGCTTATTTTTTTTATTTATCTGATCACAATATAAACTTAATCCTTCGGGCAGTCTATTTGGATTTTCTTTCATCCAGTCAGGTGGCAAAATTTCTCCATCGTTATCTGGGAGATTAATATTATTATCTGCTAAAACATCGACAACCAGTCCTAAACAGTCATAACCTTCTTCCCCTCGGCCGTTAAACTTATATTCTTTACCTAAATACTTTTCTAAATCCATCAGTCAACACGCCTCACATTTCTAATTTTCGGAATGTCTAAGAAACCGCCATAAAACTGAGTGTTATTCCAGTATTTACACCCATGACCACCGTTATAGGTTAAATCACAGCCGGCTTCTAAATGATAACTGTCGCCCGCCTGAGCATTTTGAAAAGGATATTCAACATCTACAAAACCACTTGCAGAATAAATTATTTTTCTGCTTTCATTTCCAACCTTTATAATTCCATGTTTCCAGCGATCAGCCGGCTGATTCATTGCACTATCATATATTCTGTTATTAGATATGCTGTCAATGGTCCCAT